ACACTGGTTTCGAAGTGCGTAATGCTTTGGAAAGGTGGATGAATGGGATGAACGGTCATAGTGCAAATACAGGTATCACTAATCCTGTAGCATACCAAGCTGACCTACTTGTAGAACAGTTAGATAAAGATGGATCAGTCCTTAAGACTTATAAGTTCCGTGGATGTTTCCCAACAAATCTAAGTGCTATAGAACTGAGTTATGATACAGTAGATACTCTAGAAGAGTTCACTGTGGAGTTCCAAGTACAGTACTGGGAAGCAGATACTACTAGTTAATATTGGTATAAGTATATGATACGGGGGGGAGGTTTCTTCCCTCCATATTATATTATAGGGTAAAGGTATGGCAGATCAAGACAATAGTATTCTAAAAGCATTTGGATTCGAATTAAAAAGATCCAAGTCACAATCTTCTGGTGAGGAAAACAAAAAACTTCCTTCCATAGTGCCTAAGATTGATGAAGATGGAGCTGGTTATATAACCGCTTCCGGTTCACACTTTGGTCAGTATGTTGATATGAATGGTAAGTCCGCTAAGGACAACCATCAGTTAATCAAAAAATATCGAGGTATTGCGGAACACCCAGAGGTGGATGCTGCAATTGAGGATATTGTTAATGAATCTATAGTGGCTTCAGAATTAGAAGCTTCGGTATCATTAGATTTGGATAAAGTAGAAACTACCGATAAGATTAAGAAAACTTTACATGAAGAGTTTGACGCTATATGTTCTATGTTAAATTTTGAAGAACATGGTCATGATCTGTTCCGTAGTTGGTATGTCGATGGTAGAATATATCATCATCTATTGGTCAACGAAAGTAATTTGAAAGCTGGTATTCAGGAGATACGTCCTGTAGATGCCACAAAGATAAGAAAGGTAAAAGAGGTAGAATACAAAAAGGATCCTGTTACAGGAGCTAAACTTGTAGATAAGGTAAAAGAATTTTACATTTATCAAGAAAAAGCAGGTTCTAATCAGGGTGTAAAGTTGTCACCGGATTCTGTTTCGTATGTTACTTCGGGTCTATTAGATCCAGAAAAGAAGAGAGTTATTTCTCACCTACATAAGGTGATCAAACCAGTTAACCAGTTAAGGATGATGGAAGACTCTTTGGTTATCTATAGACTTGCACGTGCACCAGAACGTAGAATCTTTTATATAGATGTTGGTAACTTACCCAAGGGTAAAGCAGAACAACACATGAAAGACATTATGACTCGTTATAGAAACAAGTTAGTCTATGATGCAAGTACTGGTGAAATGAAGGATGACCGAAAGCATATGTCTATGCTTGAAGACTTCTGGTTACCCAGACGTGAAGGTGGTCGAGGTACTGAGATTAGTACACTACCAGGCGGAGAAAACTTAGGTCAGATTGATGATATTGTTTACTTCCAAAAGAAGGTGTATCGTTCATTAAATGTTCCTATGAATCGTTTGGAACAGGAAGCTCAGTTTAGTCTTGGTAGAGCTACAGAGATAAACAGAGACGAAGTTAAGTTTCAGAAGTTTGTTGATAGATTAAGAAAGAAATTTTCTAATCTATTCATATCAATTCTTAAGAAACAATTGCTTCTGAAAGGTGTGTGTACAGAGTTGGATTGGGAAGGTTGGAAGTCAGATATCAACGTTGACTTCTTACGAGACAATCACTTTGCGGAACTAAAAGAATCAGAAATACTTAGAGAAAGACTCCAGACTATGGATCAAGTCTCTCAGTATGTAGGCGAATATTTCTCGCGTGAGTGGGTAATGAAGAATGTCATGAGATTTGGTGATGAAGATATCGAAGATATGGCAAAACAGGTCGAAGCTGAAAATGCACAAAGCGACGACGAAGTAGATGATGAACTTGGAGTATAATATGAACGAAGATAATCAAGAAATGACAATAAATGATTTTATTAATGCCGTAGGTGAAAAAGAATTCAATAGAGCTGAATCTATATTTTCTAGTGTTTTGGGTGACAAGGTTAATACTGCACTGGATGCAGAAAAGGTTGCTGTAGCATCTGATATTTTTAATGAACCCTTAGAAGATGAAACTGATTTAGAATCTGAGTTGGAGTCCGAGTTGGAAGAAGAGGATTCCGAAGAAGAGAGTGTTGCGGAAGAAGACGCAGCATAAAATATTTTCATTTTAAGAATGTAATTTGTATAAATACTAAGTAAAGGTATTAAATTGAAATCTTTTAAAGAAATTAGAGAAAAAAGAAAACAACCGAAGGGTGACGTTGTTTTTTCCGGTAAGGCTGGCGGACGTATTGCCAAGGCTTCTGTCTCTATTATTAAGGAACCTAAAGGTTTCACTGTTTACATTGATGGTGACAAACTAGATGTATTTAAGTCTCAGGGTGAAGCAATGAAAGCACTCAAGAGTACGGTAAAAGAACTAGGCGGTAAACTATAATGAAACTTATTACTGAGTTTAATGAAAATAATGATGTACAATGCATTGTGGAAGCCAAAGAGAACGGTGAGAAATCATACGTTATAGAAGGCGTTTTCGCGCAAGCAGACAAAAAGAATCGTAATGGTCGTGTATACCCGAAACCTATAATGGAATCGGCAGTATCAAAATACGTGACCGAACAAGTTAGCAAGAAACGTGCTGTAGGGGAACTCAATCACCCCGAAGGTCCAACTGTTAACTTGGATAAAGTTTCGCACCTCATCACTGACCTTAAATTAGAAGGTAATGATGTTGTCGGAAAGGCACAAATACTAGATACCCCAATGGGAAAGATTGTCAAAGGTCTTCTTGAGGGTGGTGTACAGTTAGGTGTCTCAACTCGTGGTATGGGAAGTCTTGAGACAAGAAATGGCGTAAACTACGTCAAAGAAGACTTTATTCTTAGTACGGTAGATATCGTACAAGATCCAAGTGCACCTGATGCTTTCGTTAATGGTATAATGGAAGGTGTAGATTGGATTTGGAATAATGGGATTCTAGAACCTCAAGTAATTGAAGAGATGGAGACTGAAATCAAACAAGCAACGGTTGCGCATCGTCCAGAAGTGCAAATTCGTGAGTTTAAGAATTTCCTCTCGTTAATCAAATCTAAAATATAGGAGTCAATTATGACTGAAGAAAGTAAAGTCGAAGTTGAACTTCACGACGAAGATATTAACGAAATCGTGGAGGAAACTCTCGAAGAAGCGCAAGAGCCTAAAGGTGGAGCAACAGACGTTAAAGCGCCAAGCGAAGACGAATCTATTGCATCTGTCGATAAGGCAACAAAAGCGACAGCTAAAACTTCTTTGCCTAAAACAAAAGCTGGTATGATCAATGCTATGTATAAAAGCATGAGCAAAATGAAAAAAGGTGATCTACAAGCTGCATACTCAAAAGTATGCGAAGGCGTTGATGCTGAAGACTTAGTAATCGAAGGTTCAGATACTACATCTGAAATCGATGCTCTATGTCAAAGTGAAGCGACTCTCTCAGAAGAGTTCAAAGAAAAAACTGCGGTAATTTTTGAAGCTGCTGTAAAGTCTAAGTTATCTGAAGAAGTTAGCCGACTTGAAGAACAGTATCAAGAAGAACTCGCAGAAGAAGTTGCTACAATCAAAGAAGATTTGGTTTCTTCTGTCGATTCATACTTGAACTACGTTGTTGAGTCTTGGGTAGAAGACAATAAAGTTGCAATCCAGAACGGTCTCCGTACTGAAATTGCTGAGAACTTTATGACCAAGATGAGAGACGTATTTGTAGAATCTTATGTCGAAGTACCAGAAGCTAAAGTTGACCTAGTTGACGATCTAGCAGAACAAGTTACAGAACTAGAAGAGAAGTTAAATTCTACTACTGGTGATGCAATTGCTCTAGCAGAAGAGTTAGAAACTTACAAGCGTGAGTCTATTATCTCTGAAGCATGTCGTGACCTAGCTGACACCCAAACTGAGAAGTTAAAAGGACTTGTAGAAAGCATTGATTTTGAAAGTGAAGAAGAATTCACTCAGAAAATTGCTACTATCAAAGAATCTTACTTCGCTAAAGAAATCGTAGAGCAGACCAATGAAGCTGAAGCACTTGTTGAAGAAGCTGATGAAGAAGTTGAAGTTTCTTCAGTAATGGAGCACTACTTAACAACTCTTAGAAAAACCTCTAAAAAATAAGGAATTACTAAAATGCAATCTTTTGATACACTAATCGAAAAGTGGTCTCCAGTACTGAACGAAGAGAGTGCCGGAACTATTCGAGATCATCAGCGTAAAGCTGTAACTGCTGCCGTTCTTGAGAACCAAGAAAAAGCAATGAACGAGCAACACCTACAAGAGTCTGGTTTCATCACTGAAACTGCGGCAAACAACACTACATCACAGTCACGATGGGATCCAGTATTGATCTCATTGGTACGTCGTGCAATGCCTAACTTGATGGCTTATGACGTTTGTGGTGTTCAACCTATGTCTGGTCCTACTGGTCTTATCTTCGCTATGAAGTCAAGATATAACGGTGGTTCAACTTCTAACGACGAAGCTTTCTTCGACGAAGCTAAAACTGGTTTCTCTGGCGACGGTTCAAACAAGTCTGCTGACGGTTCTGGTTTTGCTGGTATCGATTCTGAAGGCGATCGAGTAACTGATCTTGCTGCTGCTGGAATGGAAACTTCTGTTGCTGAATCACTTGGTAACACTGGTCCCGATTTCGCAGAAATGGGTTTCACAATTGAGAAGTCAACTGTTACTGCAAAGTCACGTGCTTTGAAAGCAGAATACTCTCTTGAACTCGCTCAAGACTTGAAAGCTATCCACGGTTTGGACGCAGAAACAGAATTGGCAAACATCTTGTCAACTGAAATTCTTGCAGAAATTAACCGAGAAGTTATTCGTACAATTAACTCTCAGGCAATTACTGGCGCACAACAATCAAACGTTGCTAAGAAAGGTATCTTTGATCTTTCTGGTGATGCTGATGGACGTTGGTCTGCTGAGAAGTTCAAAGGTCTAGTTGTACAATTAGATCGTGAAGCAAACGTAATTGCTAAGCAAACTCGTAGAGGTAAGGGTAACATCGTTATCTGTTCTTCAGACGTTGCTACTGCACTTTCTGCTTCAGGTATGTTGGACTACACTCCTGCTATGAGCACTACTCTACAGGTAGACGACACTGGTAACACTTTTGCTGGTGTTCTTAATGGTCGTACTAAGGTTTACATCGATCCATACGCAACTACTGATTATATCACTGTCGGTTATAAGGGTACTAACCCATATGACTCAGGTATTTTCTACTGCCCATATGTACCTCTACAGATGGTTAAAGCTGTCGGTGAGAATGATTTCCAGCCACGAATCGGATTCAAGACTCGTTATGGTATGACTTCTAACCCATTTGTTGGACCTACTCCTTCAGATAACCTAGCTGCTGCTAAAACCAATCAGTACTACAGAATCTTCCGTGTGGACAACATCCTCGCATAAGATTATAAAAACTAGAATCCCCAAAAGGGATCATTTTAGGGGAGACTTCGGTCTCCCTTTTTTTTATCTTATTTTTTGTAT